GTAAAATCCGTTGCGTCTAACTTCAACTTCATAAACAAGGGTAATAATTCCTTTTGTACTTATAATGTTAGACGAGTACAATTGCAAATTTAATAATTACTATTAAATAAACACGAATTAAAATAAATTATTTTTTATTCTTGCTTGAATTTTACGCAAGTCAACTAAATTTTTTGCTTCTTTTATTTCTTTTCGCAAGTCAAGTTCTGGACGTTCTAAACTTAAAAGAAGTTTATAATACTCCGTGTTGTGCTGAAAAAGTTTATTTTTAGTTTCATCTAAATTTTGGTAATTTTTTAAACCGTGTAAAATTGTTGCGTGGTTCATTCTAAATAAACTTCCAATATTTTTTAAAGTATAACCCTGTTTCCGTAGCGTATTAAATAAATAAACTCGTTTGTGTATTATTTCAACTTTGCGGTTTTTTTGTGCAAGTCCGTCTTGTTCTATTATTTCTTTTATTAGTTCTATCATTGTTTCGTGTTTTTAAATGTTTTGTTGTAATAGTCTTCGCCACTAAACCAATATTCGTAATTTCCTTCGTCTTTACTTTTCTTTAATTTGTTTCCGTGTGCTTCAATTATTTGTTGCTTTTCCATTTCTTTGGCTTGTTTAATTAAGTCTTCAAATATTCAGTCAAAAGCATCAAACTTATCTCGTTCAATCATTTGTTTATCTAATTCGTGAACTAACCACTCTACTGCTGTTTCTTTCATTTTTCTATTTGTTTAATTTCTAAAATAATGTCGTCGTTTTTTTGAATTAAATTTTTAACGTGCTGAACGTCGTATGCTTCAACTATTCGTGTTTCTAATTTCATCGGTGCGCCAACATAAGCCCAAGTTTTAAATGTTGCTTTGTATCTTTTCATAGTTTTTTGTTTTTGGTTTTCGTTTTTTTTAATTCTACATATTTCTAAATATAACATCAAGTCAAATGAACCTCGCCATTGTCGTTGCCACCAATCTAATTGGTCATATATAGTTCCAGCTTTCATAGTTCATGGTAAAAATTATAATTACTTTCATCGTTACTCGCTTTCCATTCCCAGAAGTTATAATGTACCAAATCACTGTTTATTGCTTCCTGCATTTCTAAACGTAAATCTTCTAAAATACGAACCCCAAGAACGTGCGGTTGTAAATTGTCATCTGTTTCTGTTAACCACTTTTCCGAAACTTCAACATCTAATTCAATAAATGCAAACTCCGAAACTTCGTCATAGTCGTTAAATTCCCAAGTTCCTGCAATTGAATAAGTCCAACCTAAAAACTCGTAGGATAATTCCCACCCTTTATTCCAAAATTCTAAATTTCTATTTTCCATCTTACAACGTTTTTAAATACATTAAACAATAGAACATACCACCCAACACTACAAACACCATTAGAGCGCCTAAAAAGTGCCTTAAAAACGATTTGTGTTCTTCGGTTGTTGGTGTAAAGTAATCAATTAAGTTTTTCATAGTCTTATTTTTTAAATTGGTTAAATAAATTTTCTACTTCCTGCAATTGTTCATCGTCTAAAAATGTTGTTAAGGTTTGAATGATTAAATGCAGTTGGTTCGTGTTTAGTTTGTCTTCCTGTTGTTGTGTTTCCAAGAAGTCAATTACTTTGTTAAATTCTGTTTTCATAGTTTTTAAATTAGTGTGCGTTACCAAGTCGCACCCCTTGTTTTTGTTACAATTCTTCTATTCCTAAAATAGCGTTAAAGGTTATTGATTCTCCATCTTCGTCAGTAATCCAACCATCTTTCATTTTGTCTTTTTTACCTAATCTAATAAAAGCGTCCGTAAAATCTTTGGCTTTAATAGTAAAGCAACCGATTCCGAATTTATTTGGAGTCCAAATCGTAAATTTTTTAAGTGTTTTCATAGTGTTTGTTTTTGTTTTCGTTAATAATTATATGCAAATATATATACTATTTTAATAACTACAATACTTTTTAACAATTATTTTTAATTTATTTTTAAAACCCTTGTGTTTATTACGTTTTCTGAATAGAAAAAAGTGTAATTTATATTCATTCTAAATAAGTAAAATACTTAATTAAGGTGAATTTTACTTAATAATGTATTATTATACAGGTAAAACCCTTAAAATCTTTGCTATTATTAAGGTTATAACCATAAAAAGTCCAATTTATTAATTAAAAAACAGGACAATTAATCGGAATTAAACCGATAATGTAAAGCATAACTAACAAAAATGATGCTTTTTGTAAACTTTATTTAGTGTTATTAGTCCCAAATCTTACCAATATTTGTGACAAAAAAAAACAGCTACGTGCTGGGGAGCTTATAACTGTTTTCTTTTTATTAACTATGAATTGCAAATATATTAAAAAATATTTGTTAATCGTGCAACCTGCCCAAATTCTTTATGGTGTATGTAGCCTTCAACCGCTTTTGGAACGCCTGTATATCCGTTTTTGTGATGCCAACTGTCACTTCCTGAAGGACTGCGTAACGTTTCAAATGTTACTCCTATAAAATCTTTACTTGTTTTGTGGTGTATATGGTGCGAATAAATATATCTGTGTTTTGTTTCACTCCATAAGACAGGAAATTCAGTCGCTAATAATAAAGGAAGGTTTTCAATTTTTGCTCCGTCACCGTGTGTAGTTCCGATTAAGTTGTTTCCGTACTTAAATGCTTTACGATGTTTTAAATCTACATTAAAATTGATTGTGGACTTGCTAAAGTGTGCTTCTATTAACTGCATTAAAAAAAAGCCGTGTGTCAAGTCGTGATTACTTGGGTTGTAAACAACTTCGACTTCAGCGAAACTTAATAACTTTTCTAACAAATCAATGTATAGGTTCTTTGCCATTATAAAGTTTTCGTACCACATTCCGTCCGTGTCTTGTGGCGTTCCACCTGTTGTTGTTCTTCTTGTGTTGTCGGTGTGTAAAATGTCGTTTCCTGCAACAAATAATACTTTGTCAATATTAAAACCCTTTGCTTTGTCCAAGATGCCTTGTAGTCCGTCTTTTGCACGTTTAACGGCAATTTGTGAATTATAGTCTTCGCCTGTTTCAAATGCTGTTGCAAGTTTTCCTATATGTAAGTCTGCAATATCAATTACTAATAAATGCGTGTCTTCGCTTTTTATTGTTTCTATTGCGTGGTATTTCGGAGCGTATAACTTTACTTCCTTTATACATTCGTCTTTTATTTGTTGAATTGCGTTTAGTTCTTCCTGTTTAAAGTTTGGGTTCTTAAAGAATAAACTTGCTTGTTTTGTTTTTAGCCATCCGTGTTTTACGTCTTTTTCTTCAACCCCTGCGTCGTCAGTTGCGTTTTTTATTCCACGATACTGCATTAAAATTTGGATTTCGTCCTGTTTAAGTCGAAACCGTGCGCTGTTATTTTTCATAAAAATTTATATTACAGATTTAATTGCGTACTTCCATAACCACGAAAGTAATAAGCCGATTGCTACACCTACAAAAAGTAAATTTAAATTTCCTTTTGGTCGGTTCTTTTTGCCTTCAGCTTTAGCTTGTGCTTTTTTAACTACCTTGTCTTTGTAGATAGTTTTTATTTTTATTTTGTATTCACGTTTTAATTGTATTCGTGTTTTTGGAACGTAAACTGTGTTGTATTTTATAACCGTGTCTTTAGTGCTTATAAACTTTTCCCAAACTATTGTGTCGTTTACAATAACCGGAATACTATCTAAAGTTGTAATACGAATTGTGTCGCCTGTTTCTTCGCAAACATAACCTTTTTTAATTGCTTTGTTTAAATGGTATTGAGCCGAACACGAATAAAGTAAAATGCTAATAATTAGAATAAATAGTTTTCCCATTTTTTTTGGTTGCTTTTAATACTTGTTTACGATTTTTAGAACTAAAACTAACGTGAACCCAAGATGGATTTTCTTCGTTTCCAAACTCCCAAATAAGTTGGTCGAATTGTAATTTGTCTTTTATAAAATTAAAACCCTTTGCGCCTATTTGTAAGTCCATTGCTTCGCCTTTTGTATGTTGGCTTGTACTTGCGCCACCTATCATTTTATTAACCTGTAAACTGCGAAACCCAGAACTAATTTGTATCGGTGTGTTTAAGTGAATTCTTAAAGGTTCAAACACGTTTTCACACAAAAGTTTTGCGGACGCAATTTGCGACTCGTTCATTTGGTTATTAAGGTTTCGTAACGTTGCTAATCCTGAAGCTTGAAACTCTTTTAATGTAACGTGTGCGCTTAAATTCATTTTAACTTGTTTATCTTGTCTTTAACTTCTTTTGCTCGTGCAAATAATAACTTTGCCGACTGCCATAAATCTATTCCTTTAACAACTTTGTAATTTTCGTTAATGCTCATAACTTCTATTGAAGCAAGTACCAACGCTAAAACTTTTGTAAGCATTAAAGGAACTGAAAAGAATTGTAAAATTATTTGGTTAAGAATAAAATAATCTATTAAATAAAAAAGTATAACCGTCAACTCGTATAAAAGTAATTTAGAAACTATTGCCGAAAGTTTGCGTGATGTTATTTCTTGTTTTTGGTGTTTTGCCTTCCAAATTCCTGTTGCCGTGTCCGACAATATCAACACAAATAAAAGTCCAAGTATTCCGCTAATAGGTAAAAAAAACGAAAAGCAAATTGTTATAAGTTTTAACGCGGAATTTTTAATTGTGTAAAGTAATAAATAAAATTGTAGTTTCATAAGTCTTCGAGTGCTTCAGTTAAACTAAACGTTAAATAAAAAAATAATGTTACACCACCAAAAACAATGTAGTATTCTTGTCCTTCAAACATCATAAAAAACGAAGTTAAAAAACCCGCTATAAAATACAAACCTGCTAAATAATTACTTTTCATCTATTCTTTTTTTTATATACAGTATTAAAGTCATTCATTAACTTATCAAGAAACTCTTGTTTGTCTTCAGTAATAAATGTATTTTCAAGTCCCGTAGTCAAAAATTGTTTTTCAGTTAGCGTTCCATAATGGAATACTATTTTCTCATTGTTGTAAACTATAAAATATCTCATATTCCTCCTCCGTCTGTTATTGTCCAATTATTTACTGATGTTAGTATGTTTTTGCCTGCTAGTCCCCCTGCTATAGTATATTTAGCTTCTCCAAAAGATATATAACAGTTATTTACTACCCCTGAAGCACTCCATCCATTATAGATAGCATTTAAATTGGCAGTAGAAAATGCAGTTGTAACCCCATCCATAAAGTCTAGGAAATCTGAAACGCTTCCTACATCCCAAGTTCCTATGTTGAAATTAATTTGGGGGCATCCTTGAAACATAGCACCCATATTTGTAATTGCTGAAGTATTCCATTCTCCGATTCTGTTAATATTAGTAAGGGAAGTGCAAAATCCAAACATATAATATAAATTAGTAATACCTGTTAAGTCAAGAACATCAGATACTAAAGATAAATCTAAATTAGGACATTCTGAAAAATAACCTGCACCACCTTCATTTAGTAACTGTAGTTGCCCCCAATGTATTACTGAAGTGATATTGCCCCCTGATAACGTAGCACCAAAATTCCAACCTAAACAAGTTCCATTAATTACTACTGTATAAGTTCCTGCTGTAGCGTAAGTGTGTATTCTATTAGCATAAATATTAGCACTTGTATTACCGTCTCCCCAATCTATAGTCCCTGTATAAGTACCGCTACCTACATAAGGTAACTCTATCGTTTGACTTGAAGCCGTTGTAGTCCATTCAGTAGTAAATAAAACAGGTGTTGTTCCAATAATATCTGTAAGTCCTGCGTCACTTACTGCGTAAACAGAACCCCAACCAATTGTGTTGTTTGCGCCTTGCCCCCAACCTATTGTGTTGTTTGCTGCTCCGTCACCCCAACCGTTACTATTTGCCATTTTCTAATTTCTTTAAATAAGTTTTTAACTTAACTATGTTAACTTCTTTTGGTTTGTAAGTTTTTAAATGTACCACCCTGTATAATTATTGTTTGTGTCTGGAAACATATCGCTATTTGAATTCGTGTTGTATTCAGGAAACAAATTATTATTGTTACTTATGTAGTCAATAAAACGTTGTGTGTAGTGTTGTGCTATTTGTGTTTCCTTTTCAATTAAAAAGTCTATTTCGTTTTTTTCTACGCTTGTGCTATTTTCGGAATTGTGTTTGTAAACACCTTTGTTTGAAATTGTGTAAGCTGCAAACGGCAAATAATACTTCATTGCTAAATGAATAAGCATTGGCTTTAAATAAGTCGTTGTAAGCGTTAAATAATTACCCGACAACGTATTTGCTATGATGTCCGCTTTTATCTTGTTAAGCAATTGCGTACCAGTGAAATTTTGCAAGTCTGTATCTTGTGCAATCTTAATGTATTGTATAAAATTGTCCGTGTCTACGTTTCCGTTTAACGAAGTAAATTTAACTATGTCTTGTCGTGTTACTAAAAGTGCTTCTGCCATTATTCCTTAATATTTTTAGGTAAAAAACCTTTGTTAGGCATATCAATTGGTCGTGTACTTACTAACTTTGGGTTGTT